TCTGTCATCAATTGTTTTATTCCAACCCACATTGCTTCAATGATATAACAACAGGTAACATTGGGTTCTATGCAGCAAATACGGCACTTCCTGCCTATAGAGCTAATACTGGTTGGGATGCGTGTACTGGATTGGGAACCATAAAAGGAAATGCAATATATCAATTGATACGAACTGATGAGGTGTATCCGAAAAAAAATTATGGAACACGGCCTAAAGACGGTCAGGCTTATCCTAGAGTTTCTAGGAGATGATTATTATAAATAAAGGTTGTTAATAATAATTTATTTAATTTGCTAAATATAGAACAAAACCTATAATAAAAAAAGGAAAACGAAAATGGCCACACAAAGAATAGGAAGCAATAGAATTACCGATGGTGAGGTTACTGGATCAAAACTAGGTGTAAATTCTATTGGCGCAAACAACTTTAGTTCGGCGGCAAATACTTATATTAGTTCTGCTGCTGCTTCTAGTCCATCCGTAACTGCTGCATTCAATACCGCAAACGCTGCATTTACTGCTGCTAACAGTTCATTAGCAATTGACGTAACACAAAACAATAGTGTTGCTTCTGCATTTGTTCATGCTAATGCTGCATTTTTATCATCGAATACGTATGCTCTTATAAATGACGGAATTAATCTAACACAGAATAACTCTATTGGTGCTGTATTCTTACAGTCAAATAACAATGTTGGTGTTGATTTAACACAGAATAACTCTATCACTGCCGCATTCTTTCATGCTAATGCAGCATTTGCTAATGCTAACACTTACATTACATATAATGAAGGAGTTAATTTATTCCAAAATGCTGACACGTTATATGCAAATACTACTGCTATCTACGCATTTATTCGTGCTAACAATTCGTTAGATGCCAACAATGGTGGCACAATTTCTGGTGCAGTAAATTATGCTGGTGTCAATGCAAGATTGACTATGAATGCTCCTTTGACAGTTCGTAGCAATCTGAATATTCAGACTGTAACTGAAACAGCAAACATTTACTCAACTGCTGTTTTTGGTAATGTTATTCTTGCTCTAGCAAATAACACTACATATTATTTTGCAACTCCTCCAACCGCAAACGTAACTTTAGACTTACGTGCAAATGACCAACCAGGTGGAAGCCTTGATGCTTTCATGGTTACTGGTCAGATGATTTCTGTTGGTGTTCTTCTCCCGCAAGGTGCTACAGCATATCGTGCTAACGTGTATGTTGATGGCGTCCTGCAAACCGCAAATGTTCGTTGGGCAGGAAACGTAAATCCGTTGGGTGGTGGAACTGCTAATGGTATTGATGTGTACAACTTCTCCGTTTTGAAGCGTGGTGCAAACTCATATATCATCTTAGCATCCAATACAGTATTTGCAAACGGTACTTCTGCATAATTAATTGTGAAACTATACCATCACAGCATTACGCTGTGGTGGTTTTCTAAAAAATAAAAGGAAAATGTAATGCCAATTTTTTCTACTTTTACTGGTGGCTCTATCCCCAAAGCAGCAATGTCTTTCAAAAGGAGAGCAGGACCATCTGGACCTCCTTATCCTGGTCCTGGTTCTGCTACCTTTAATGGTTCAAATCCAAGTTATTCTATTCCCGCAGGCGTAAGTTCAATTAGTTATTTGATTATTGCTGGCGGTGCTGGTTCTGGTTCACGACATGCTGGCGGTGGTGGTGCGGGTGGCGCATTAATTGGTTCATCGTATCCTATTAATAATGGTGGACAAAATATTTCAGTGGTAATTGGTGGCGGTGGTAGTGAGGGGCAAACAAATAATCAACCCGCAGGTAATGGTCAAAGTTCAGTCGTTACTTTTAATGCTCCTACATCTACAACATTAACAGCAATTGGTGGCGGTGGTGGTGGTCAATATCAAGATAACTTCAATCAGGGTATGCCATTCCCATATCAACAATCTACTATGGGTAATTCTGGTGGTTCGGGTGGTGGTGGTGCTGGTACAAACGGTGCTCCACATGAAGGAGGACAATCAACTCCAGGTCAAGGTAATAATGGTGGTAGAGGCTCTAATGATGGTGATTGGGGTGGTGGCGGTGGAGGTGGTGGAGGCGGTGCTGGACAAATCGGAACTCCTAACGGTAACGGCAATGGTGGACTAGCAATTTCTAGTGCCATTTCTGGTGGTACAGTATACTATGCTGGTGGCGGTGGTGGTGGTAACCAACAAGGACCTTCTAGTAATCTAGGTGGTGGAACATCTACTCCTTCACAAAAAGGTGGTGCAACGGACGGTGTTAATGGAAATCCAGGAGCTACTGACGCTTCACCAAATACTGGTGGTGGATGTGGTGGTGGTCGTGATGCACCAGGTCAAAATGCTACTGGTGGTAATGGTGGTTCGGGTATCGTTATTATTTCATGGTAATATGAACACATGGCCAAACCTCAAACACGAAAGCAGTTTAAAGAATACTGCCTAAGGCGCTTAGGTTGGCCAGTTATCGAAATCAATGTTGATGATGACCAAGTAGATGACCGCATTGATGATGCGCTAAGTTTCTTCAACGACTATCATTGGGATGGTGTTGAGAAAATCTTTATGAAGCACATGATAACAGCAGAAGACATTAATCGTCGTTGGATTTATGTTCCTGATGCAGTTACCTTTGTTACAGGTATTATTCCCTTTGACCAATCTGGCGCATCAATCAACATGTTTGATTTGCGTTATCAGTTGCGTCTACATGACCTCTACGACTTCACATCGGTATCGTATGTGTCGTATGAGATTACAATGCAACATCTTCGCACACTAAATCTTCTGTTCTCTGGAACACCACAGTTCCGATTCAATAGATTACAAAACAAAGTCTTCCTAGACATTGATTGGTCACGTGATTTAATTCCTGGCAATTATGTTATTGCTGAGTGCTATCGTAAGATGGAACCAGAAACAATGATACTAACTGGAACTGTGAGTTCTAATACCACAGCAAACACAGTTACAGGAACAGGAACAATCTTCGATCAAGAATTGTTGGAGAATGATTTCATTACTGTCAATGGTGAAAGCAAACAAGTTGCAGTAATAACGTCACCAACAACGCTAGAGTTTCGTAGTCCAGTGACTGCAAACTGTGCTGGAGTTAAAGCATCCAAAGAAGGTCTTGCCGATGTATGGAATGACCGTTATCTAAAAGCATATGCCACTGCTAAAATTAAATATCAGTGGGGAAGCAATCTTAGTAAGTTCGCTGGTATTCAATTGCCAGGTGGTGTGACTCTTGACGGTCCGAGGATTATGCAAGAAGCACATGATGAAATTGAAAAAATAGAAAACGAAATCTACAACTTCAATTCACTGCCATCTGAAATCTTCACGGGGTAAACCGTGGCAACCAATTTCTACTTCAATAATTATCCTGCAAATCAGATAACCTCTGAGCAATTGCTCGTTGAGGATTTGGTTATTGAAGCTCTCAAAATCTATGGCATGGATGTTTACTATCTACCTCGCACATCACGTGACCAAGTAGACTATCTCTACGGTGAGGATGCAACCAAAGAATATCGTGCTGCATATCCCATTGAAATGTATCTGGAAAATGTTACTGGCATGGAGGGTGAGGGTGATTTCATGTCTAAGTTTGGTTTGGAAATTCGAGATGAAATGACTCTCTTAGTATCACGTGCTCGATTTAGATACACCAACATGGGATACGAAAGACCACGTGAAGGTGACTTGATTTATGTTCCTTTGCTATTAAACTTCTTTGAGATTACGTTTATTGAACATGAAAATGACCAAGCAATGTTCTATACATTGGGTCGTGGTCGTGGTGGTAATGTCTACGTATATGCACTGAAACTAAAACAGTTTGTGTTCTCAAACGAATATGTCAACACTGGCAACAAAGAAATTGATGACCAGATTCGTGGCAACTATCCACGTGTTCGCATTTCATTGACCAATGGTTCTGGTAGATTTACTCAAGATGAGGTTCTATATCAAGGTGCAAATACAGAATACTCAACCGCTTCGGCATATGTAAGTGAAATGTTTGCGAATGCTTCGGTAGACATATACTTTGTTCAAGGCCAATTTGTTTCTGGTAATGTCAAAGGTGCTACAAGCAATGCCGAATGGACTATTCATGTATATGATTCCCCATCAATGAATGCTGTGTTTGAAGATATTGCTGATAACGATAGACTAGAATCAGCTTCCGATTCTATTATTGACTTTACGGAACAAAATCCGTTTGGAGAAGTATAATGTTAGGTAATGCTCCTTTTTATAATAGAACCATACGAAGAATTGTTGTTGCGTTTGGCACTATGTTTAATGACATTCAATGTGTTCGCCATACACAATCAGGTATAGAACTTGAACGATGGAAAGTTCCTCTGTCCTATGGTGCAAAAGAAAAGTATTTAACACGACTTGTCTCTGACCCAACACTCACTAAATCTATTGCTACGGTTGTTCCACGTATATCTTTCAATATGGAAAGTATGTCGTATGACCCAACACGTAAACAAGTAACTACTCTGCAAAATTTTTCTGGACAATCATCCACAAAAGTAAACACGCAGTATGCTCCTGTTCCTTACAACTTTGAGTTTTCGTTGTCCATCTATGTTCGTAATACCGAAGATGGAACACAAATACTAGAACAGATACTACCTTTCTTCACTCCCGACTTCACTGTTACTGTCAACTTCAATCCAACAATGGATCAGAAGTATGATGTTCCTATCATACTAAACTCGGTAAATTCCACTGTGGATTATGAGGGTGACATGATGACCACTCGTTTGATACTGTGGGATTTAGATTTTACAGTCAAGGGGTATATTTGGCCACCAGTTAAATCAGGTAAGATTATTCGTTCGGCAAACACCAACTTGTATATTGATAACAACAATAAACAGATTCAAAAAGTTAAAGTTGATTATGCCAATGGTCATGGTGTGTTTGCACAAGGTGAAACCATTCGTGATAAAGCAAATGGTATATTTGGAACGGTAGAATACTTCAGCAATACCTCAACAGGAGTTTTGGTTGCTACTGGATTGAACAAAACTATATCTGTTGGTAATAGATTAACAGGTGATTATAGTAATGCCGTATTTAATGTGGCATCCCTATCATCAAATGCAATCAAAGTAACTGATATTATGACCAGACCAAATCCAATTGATGCGATGCCAGATGATGAATTTGGTTTTTCTGAAACGATTATATCTTACCCCAATACATTATGAAAAAACTAAATGAAAATCTATCCGACTTATTTGATGTAGAACCTATCCAAATTGTTGAACAAAAATCAACAGTTCCAGTGGTGATAGACCACGATGATCCTATTGTATCGGATGCACAATTTGCGAGAGAAAATATACGAGAGTTAATTAGCAAAGGCAACTCTGCCATCGACCAACTGCTTCTTGTTGCCAGAGATACTGAACATCCACGTGCCTATGAAGTTGCTGCTGGATTGATAAAGAATTTGGGTGACCTAAATAAAGACTTGTTAGAGATACAAAAACGCAAAAGAGATTTAGCACCAAAAGAAACTGCA